ACTAGGTTTTCAGGAAGATTCTTTACAAATTTAAGTAGACTCATCTGCTACAATAGACCTCGTAACGTGTTTTTACTTTAACTCTCAAGGCTTTCCCTGTCTTGAGAGTTTTTTCATTATATAGCATTGACATATATCTGTCATGTTACTACAATAGCAAATGCACAGGGCTAACAGCCCATCGCAATTTACACATGCCTTTTTTATCGACACAAGGTTCAGCAGCCGTAGCAGCTAAAGCTACTGGTGGTTACTTGAACCCAGGAGGCGTTCCTACAGGTACTACTGTAAGGTTCGCTTTACTTCAGCCCACACCCCTTGAATATTGGGAGGTTTGGTTACAAGACGCTGATGGAAAACTTAATGACAAAGGAAAAGTCATTAAAAAGCCTCTCCGTTTTACTTTTCAACCAACGCCAGAAGATATTCAGGCTGAGTTTGGCACTCAATGGGTAAGGGGACTTAACTTTAATGGTGATGGTCCTGGGCCTGTACTCTTTAATGTTGCTGTTGCTATTTACAATCACGAATCAGGTTCAGTCCAGATTCTTGCAAGTGATAAGTCTTCAGTAAACAGAGCTTTCGATAGCGAAACTCAAGTTATCGACAAAGAGGATGATTATGAAAACATTCTCGAACCTGATTGGATTCTTGGAAAACAAGGAACAGGGTTAAGCACTGAATATTCCTTAAGGACTGTTCCCCGTAAGAAAGGAACAGAAAAGAAGGTACAAGAAGCTTGGGAAAAAGCTGAAGCAGATGGGTTCGATATATCCCGTTTGCTAACCAACGGTAATCCTTTCTCTGAGGATAAATAGGAATGTCAAAACCTAGAACATACCGAGTTGTTACCTCTCAAAGAGTTATTCGAGTCTTCGATATAAATTCTGAGAGTAGAGATGATTTAGCTGGTCAAGTTATCGCTGGCAATGGACTACTTAGACAGGAATACACTGTTTCTAATTCCATTGAAGATCCTGAGATAATGGACATTGTTGAAATCACAGACCTAGTTGATGGTGGTTCGCTATTAACTGAGTACAACGATTACAGAGAAAAACTGACTTACGTTCCTGTAAGGAAGTAATTATGTAGGGGTCATATATTGGCCCCTTTCTTTTTTGGTTCCTTTCATGGTATATTAATTATGGGAAGATGTAAGTTAAATTCACCTATGGGAAGTAACTCTAGTGTGGATCGTATTGAAGATAAGCAAAATGCGCTCTCAAAATTAGGTAAACGTACTCTGGAGCGTGATGATACACAGACAATGTATCCTCATCGTATATATAGAGATAAAGAAGGCTCGATATATCACTCAATAACCCATATCCTTAGTCAAACCGCACCCAAAGAACAAAAAGAAGCTCTTGAAAAGTGGCTGGAGCGTCCTACTTCTTACCAGGATCGTGACATCGCTTGTGAACGGGGCACTTTAATGCACAATCATGCCGAGTATTTACTTAAAACAGCTTCTAAGCTTGCCCGTAATTCTGCTAACCGCCGGAATGTCTGGAAGACGGGTCAAGATGGACTGGAGCGTTGCCCGAAAGCCCTCACAAAATGGGCGCTGGAAAAGGCAGCAGAATCAGCTCCCGAAATCGCCTGGAGTGCCTCTGGCTACACCCGAAGCTTACGGAGTTGGATACTGGAACGAGTAACCGCCATTCATGCCATTGAATTTTCCATTCATCGTGATAATTTTGCTGGAACGGCTGACGCTTTAGTGGATATTGATGGTGACGGGCCTTTCATCGTTGACTGGAAATCAAGTTTGAGAGAAAGAAGCGAGGAACTTCTCCACAGTTATTGCTGCCAAGCTGGAGCGTATCATCTTGGTCTCAAGAGTCTCACTAATATTGAATGTAAAGGTGCATATATTGTGGTGGCACGTAGAACCGGAAAACCCCAAGAAAGAAAACTCAGCTACCTCGAATTAAAGGGAGCTGAGCAATCATTCTTGGAGCGTAATAATATTTATCAAGCGAATTTAGAACTAACTAATTTCAACTAACTTCCCAACACATGTGAGCATTATCTGTATCTTCAATTAGTACTGATAATTCACTTTCTAATCTATATACATTTTCAGGTAACTCTTCTCTATCTTCTGCTTCGTCAAAACTAATCATTTCAGAAAACATATCTCTTATGTACCTAATATCTTCTATTGGTACGTTTACAGTTTTTGTATTTTTATTCATAATGCCTCCAATAGTCCATCATCAGATAGATATACTTCTATTTCTCCAAACTTCTTACATAAGTCAGTAAGTTTAGTTGCTATTGGTTCGCTCCAATCACCATCCCAAAATCCTGCACCATGATTATTCCTAGTAAGAATAAAATCATGGGCAGCTAACTCCCATACATCGTATTCGTAGGAACTGTAAGCACCGATTCTGTCATTGTCTGGTTCGAATCCCATTTCCAATGCTTGATCAATAAATGAATCCCAGTCTTTTTTAATTCTGTCTTTTAATTCTTGGGACGGTTCATAATCAAGACCATCCATATATATTGTTCCTTCGTCACCATCTATTTCAAGGTGTGTTGACCATTGGAGCGTATGTAATGCTGATTGATAACTCATTTTAAAAACTCCTTGCTAATTTATGTAGTTTTAAAAGCTGGGACGCATATTCGACTGATTTTTCTTCGTCTTCGTTTGTTAAAGCTACGTTCAATAAATCTCTAACAGTTTGAATTGCTAATTCTTTATCTTCAGTTGCTTTATCTGTATGGTTTCTAGGATGCTGCCATTCATTTTCTTCGTACGCTAATTTAAACCAACGATAAGCAGTCTTTTCAGGGATTTTATATTTACCATTTTCATCGCTCAATATATCTATTATTTCTCTTCTTGTTAGATTATTTTCAGGATCATTTAGATAATCCTGAATATATTCAATGCCTTGTTTTTTATCCATTTCTTAGTCCCTCAGTATGAAATATATATGTTGCATAGTCACCAGCTAGTAACCAGTTCATATATATAGGAGGTAATTCAAAATGAACGTCTTCTTGCATATCTACGCACCATAAATCACTTTCATAGTGATCCCTTAAAAATTGGAGCGTTCTTTCTATCGTAGGCATTTCATCAAGTTCCAAACCTGATTCATCACCATTAACCAAAAAAGATCCCCAGTACACTGGTAGTCTTTCTTCAATTACTTGAATAGCCATAGTTATTCTCCAAATATGTTTTTTAGATTGAAGGCAAATTCAATGCCTTTCATACATTCATCCCTTTCATCTTGAGATAAATTTGGAGCAAATTGTTCTGCTAGTTTTAAAGCTTTGTTGCTTTGCTCTTTAGTTGGAGCGATACATGCAAGCGTTAATGCTGCTGTAAATTGTTCTTTGTGATTTAGTTTTTGATTTAAAATCATTGAAATTGTCCTAATAGTGGGGACTCTGATAATGTAGCATATATATATGTAGTTTCAAGAAAAAATATCAATTCTCATAAGAAATTCTCAATTTGTTGACAGGGTTATATATATCGCTTAATGTAGCATAGTAACTTACTAACAACATCATGACAGTTACCCAGTCTCTAAACAACATCTCTTTAGGCATGGAAACTAAGGAACCAACTATTGCTCATTTACCGGCATTTCCTTTTTTCATTGCCTCACAGTTTGTTGATAAGACCAAAATGAAAGCACTTCTTACAGTGATCCATGTAAGGGTTGAAGATGGATATATATCCATTGAAGCCACTAATGGTCACATTGCTTTTCGTTTTAAATTTCCAAAAACTGAAAAATTTTACGCTAATGAATCTTTTTTAGTGTCTTCAGAGTCATTTCAAAAAAGAGTTATTAAAGGTAATAGTATTATTTTCAATGAGAATAATTATGCTTCAATTCAAGATAAATTTGATCAGTGGATTGAATCAAGAGCATGGAAAAATCCTCTCATTGTAGAGGCTAATACCTACCCTAATTTGCCTCAAATTATTCCTAATGAATTTTCAAATGAGTTTAAAAATTCATTCTCATTTAATGCTAAATATATGAAATTAGTCTCTCAAATGGTAGCCACTTATTCATCAACTAATGTGATGACTTTTAATGGAAACCATCCAAAAACTCCTTTCATGGTTACGGCAAAAACTGAATTGAATGAATTTGAACATCTTGAAAAAGATGATCATCCAAAATTAGAGTTTTTGATGATGCCGATACAAATTAGATCATAAATTTTTTAAATTTGTTGACTTATTCAAAAATTTAGTTTAATGTACTACATAAGTCAACCAAGACTTACCAAAAAAAAATTAGGAGTTTTTTAAATGGTTCAAACACTAAGCAAGCCAAAGTATTTTACAAATGAAACTAAAGAAATTTCTTTATGTTTTCAATGTTTAAGTGCTTATAATCAAGGATATCATCACTTTTTATGGTGTGATATATCCTCAATGTTTGAAGACTCTTCAGATTTTGAAGAGTTTGAGAATAAGTGGAATGAGTGCTTAAAGTTTATTACTTCCACTTCTCCAGTTTGTGATTCTGAAGAAATTTTTTTTACTGATTACGAAGGTTTCATTTCTTCTATATATAGTGAATATCTATCAGCCAAGGAAGTTTTTGATTTCTTAGAACTGATTAAAACGATTCAAGAAGATAAACCTTCTTTAAATGGTGATTTAATCAATGCTATAAATGATCATTTTGGAGGAATTCAAGATTTAGACTTTTATCTAGATCTTATTTACTTTGGTGAGTATGACTCAGGATCAGATTTTGCTGAGTGTTATCACGATGATTTAGGGACTCTTTCTAGTGTTCCTGATGACTTCAAAGGCCATATTGATTTTGATTCTGTATGGCGTGATATGGAAATAGGGGAATTTTTTGAGATTGAATCTCATTATTTTCTTAAATGAAATTTAGGCAGTCTCAAAACTGCCTTTTTTTCCTCTCATTGCTTTAATTAGGCTTTAATCGGCTTTAATTTGCCTTTCATTGCCTAATTGGAGCGTTTTTGTTCTCTTTCTTTCCTCACTCTCAATATTCCTCTAATTTCTCTCATTCATTGCGGTTATTACTGGAATTAGGAGGAAAAAATAGGAATAATCTAGAATTACTGTAAATTTTTTAAAATTCTTATTTTTAGTAATAATTTGTTACATTAAGTAATAAAACTTATTGTCTTGATTTCCTGACATTTCTACTAATGTAGCACATTTTCGATTATATTGAATTTGAGCTACAGGACGACCAAATTTATCCCTGTAGTACATTTGTACTAATGATCACCAACAAAAACAAAAAAGCTGAAATTCTTGAGGCGTATCTTTTGTTACTTGAGGAAAATCAAATGCTACAAAATGAGCTAATCAATGCTCACAAAATGGTGTATCCAATGCCACTGAATCATTATTCAAATGATATCCAGGCACGTTACAAAATTGTTCGAGAAGAATTGAAGTTGTTAATTGAGGATTTCGCCTACCTCAACCGCAACACCGTCAAATTTTTTCAGCAGCCTGTAACGCTTCCACCAATCTTCAAAAAATAGAATTTGAAATTCTCCCCAATCGGGGAGATTTTTTTTTGTGATTTTTTTTTGTGAAAAATTTTGGATGGGGTGGAGTTCGAAAATTCTGAAGGGTAGTTAATATACCCCTGAACCTACTGATTAATCCAGAAATAATCTCTTATGTACTACATGTATATACTACACTAGCAATCCATATCTGTCAATATAATATCAATTAATTTCTTCTTGGAAAGATGAGATCTAGTTCCTGCAAGCTTTCTCAGTTGACGGGAGGGGAGGGGTTGTAAAAATCTGTAATATCCTGATAGGTGCTCAGGCGATCTATATACAAACAAACTACCTACCTTATCCAGCAGCCACCTCATTCCTCATCCTTTGTTTCAACCCGAATAGCCAATTCTGGAGCGTTGATATGCACAGTCTCCACACTTTCCCCGATAACTTTGCCCAAAGAGTCCAATATTTGAGCCGCAGTCTGAAGCTGCCCCTTCCTAACAGCCTTGTTAAATAACTGCACCCTCATACTTTGCAACCTGGAAAGCATATTGTCCCTATCTTTCTGCCAATCCTCCTCATTCCAAGTATTAACTTCCTTCCAATCACTCCAAGCAGTTTTCTCACAAACACTTTCCTTAGAAGCATGATCCAAAACCAACTGCCTAACAGTCAGCCCCTCCAACTGCCTCCTATAAAGTCTCTGTCTCCTAGCTCTTATAACAGCAGCATGAGATCTACCTTTTAAAACCTTCCCCTCTCTTGGAGCGAAGGAATCATCAAATCCACCTAAAATCGCCTCAGCCACGGGCATAAAACGTAGTACTAAAAAGATAATAACCTGCAATCTGATAAATAGTCGATAAAACAAGGGGTATGAGTACAAAAACCAGCTATTCTGTATTACATGGCAGTAAAAACAAAACCTTTATCCCTCAGATGGGCGCAGGGAGAAGTATTCAACAGTAAAAAGCGTTTCCGTGTTCTGGTAGCAGGTCGAAGATTCGGGAAATCATATCTTTCTTGTATCGAATTATTAAAAGCAGCTATCGCACGACCAGGCGAAACCTATTTCTATTGCGCCCCAACCTACCGAATGGCAAAAGACATTGCCTGGAAAGAAATAAAAAAGTTAGTTCCAAGAGAATGGGTCAAATCTAAAAACGAAACCGATCTCAAAATCGAACTCATAAACGATTCCACCATCGAATTAAAAGGAACCGAGAACGCAATGTCCCTTCGTGGTCGAAGTCTCGCAGGTGTCGTCCTAGACGAAGCCGCCTTTATGGATTCCGAAGTCTGGTTCGAGGTCATTCGCCCCGCCCTAGCCGACAAACAAGGATGGGCACTCTTCATAAGTACCCCTGATGGAACGGCAAGCTGGTTCTATGACTTATGGTGCTACGTCCCAGATGATCCGACAAAAGAATGGAATCGCTGGAGCTTCACCACAATCGAAGGGGGAAACGTACCAGCAGACGAAGTCCAAGCTGCCCGTGCTCAACTAGACGAACGTACATTCCGGCAAGAATTTGAAGCAAGTTTCGAGAATCTCACGGGGCTTGTCGCAGTTTCTTTCAGTGATAACAACATATCCACTGAAGCAGAAGACATATCCATAATGCCCATCCTTTTAGGCGTTGACTTTAACGTGGACCCCATGAGTGGTATCTGCGCCGTTAAAAAAGACGATAAATTATACGTTTTTGACGAAATCATGCTCACAGGTGGGGCAACCACATGGGATTTTGCCGAGGAAGTTCAACGCAGATACGGTATAGACAGGAGAATTGTTGCTTGCCCCGACCCTACGGGTGGAGCCAGAAAAACTTCAGGCGTTGGAGCAACAGACCACAGTATTTTAAGAAGAAGCGGTTTTAACGTATCAACTCCCCGTGCGCCCTGGAAAATAAGGGACAAGATAACCTGCGTCAACACAGCATTATTAGATGCAACTGGGACATGTCGCACTTTTATCCATCCACGCTGCAAAGATTTAATTAAATCACTAAGGACACTAACGTATGCTCCCAACACAGGATTACCTAATAAAAACCTTGGTGTTGATCATGCCTTTGACGCTTTCGGCTATCTATGTCTTCAACAATTTAATTTGGCAAAACCTGAGACTTTAGGGCAGACTGATTACAGAATTTACTAGGAAAAATGAAAAAGTCTGCTGGAACAAAGAGATGTGAAGGGTATTTAGCTAAAGTAAAGGGAAAGAAGAAAAAAACTTCTAAAAACAAGAAAAAATGAGTGTTACAAGGGGTAAAGAGAAGTTCAGTGGGTATAACAAGCCCAAAAGAACTCCTGGTCATGCTACCAAATCTCATGCTGTCTTAGCAAAAGAAGGGGATGAGGTTAAGTTAATACGTTTTGGACAACAGGGTGTTAGTGGTGCGGGAAAGAACCCTCAAAGTGAAAAAGATAAAGCTAGAAGAAGATCATTTAAAGCTAGACATGCAAAAAATATTGCAAAGGGTAAGATGAGTGCAGCATATTGGGCTAACAAAACTAAGTGGTGACTTTATGGAACTAACAAAAGAACAGTTGGATGCCGTCGAAGCTGTAAAGGGAAAAAGAAATCCTGCATTATGGGACCCTAGATGTCAGCAGTATTTAGATCAAAAAACACAAGGAAAAGCTGTAAAAAAGGAAACTAACGGTTAAACTATCTTTATAATCCTATTTTCTGTGTTAAATCATGGCTTTCTTTCGTGGCGAAGAAGGTTCCGTCAAGTTTAAAAATTCGGCAGGAACAACAGAAGCAGTTGTTTCTACAACAAACTGGAGCCTTAGTGTGTCTAAAGATGTTTTAGATTGCACTGCTCATGGAGCAACCAGTCGTTCCTATGTAGGTTCTTTAATTTCTGGTTCTGGAAGCATAGATTTCCTATACACAGCAGCTTCAGGAAACGAGACTAAAAATCTTATTGACGATGTCTTAACAACAGAAGATGCTGGAGATGCTGTTTTTGAACTATTTTTAGATACTTCAGGTACTAAAAAAGTAAGTTTCAGTGGACTAATAACAAGTATGGATGTAACAGCATCTATCGGTGACTTAGAAACAATAAGCGTAGGTTTCCAAACAAATGGAGCAATTACCTCTGCTGCTTAATTTAGGGCTAACTATTAAAAGGAAAGAACCGTGACGTACTCCGTTCCTGGCCCAATTCGTACCAGTATTACAAGTTCTACCAGTGTAGGTGGTTCGGATAGTCCATTTACTCGTACTCGTGCGGTTATGGACATGGTAAAGGGGTGGGAAATTATGAAGGCCGTTACGAATGGAACTGAATATTTAAGAGATAACTCAGAAGCTTTTCTTCCTCTTGAGCCACGGGAGGATTACACAGCTTATTTATCTAGGGTAAATCGAGCAGTTTTTTCACCATATACGCAGCGATTAATTAGAGCAGCGACAGGTCTAATAATGAGGAAGCCTATTACTTTAATAGGTGACTCATATTGGACTGATGTTTTTGCTAAGGATGTTGATGGATGTGGATCGGATTTAGATGAGTATGCAAGAAGGGTACTTATTTGTTCTTTGACGTATGGTCAGAGTCATATTTTAGTTGATTATCCTGCACCAACAGGGGCATTAAGTCTGGCAGAAGAAAGAGCGCAAAATAGAAGGCCATATTGGATAGAAATCGACCCAACTAACATTTATGGTTGGAGATTAGACAGGGAAGTAAATTATGGCAGCTTGATACAAGTAAGAATTGCTGAAAAAGCAGTTGTACCATCAGGAGAATTTGGTGAACAGGTATTTGATCAAGTTAGAGTGATCGAACCAGGGAAATTTAGTATTTATCGGAAGGTTTCACCTAAAAAAGACCTAATTAACTTAGAAGATAGTAGTTATGCAGGTAATTTTGATGGCCCAGAAAATGAAAAAGATTATGAATTAGTTGATTCTGGTGTGTTTTCGTTAGGTGAAGTGCCTTTAGTTAGTGTTTATTCAGGTAAGACTGATACTTTGACAAGTAAGCCACCGTTATTAGATATTGCTTATTTGAATTTGGCACATTTCCAGCGTCAAGCTGACTTAATTCATAGTTTGCATGTTGCATCTCAGCCAATGTTGGTGTTAGAGGGTTGGGATGATCAAACAAAGGATATGAGTATCAGTGTGAACTATGCGATGGCGACTCAACCTGGAAATAAAGTGTATTATGTCGAGCCAGCAAGTAGC